AAAGATTTAATTCGTAAAATATTAAAAGAATCAGAAGATGAATTTGATTGGGTACCAAAAGAAATGTCATTAGCTTTTGGTAGTAAATTTAAAGAATCAGATGTTTGTGGACCTCACAACGATATTAGTTGTAAAATTGACTTTGACGGTGAAAAATTTACTTTTTATTTAGATTTCGAGGATTGGTCTAGTGATTTTGCTAATGTAGACGAAAATGATCAGTATTATTTAAAACTATTAATTAACCGTTATAACATCTATGATGATTATGAAGTTGATGAAGATGAATTTAATTACATTTACCATTATCTTAATACTGAAAATAAAGAAAAATTAAAATATTTAATTAAAGTTTTACAGTTAGATACTGAATTAGAAGATTATAGGGAGTCACAAAATAAAAATTTAACCGATTTATTTAACGAATTCAATCCAATTAAAGACAGTGATTATGTGTTAAATGATGTTTTACAAGAAATTAGTTCAGCTATTGTACATAACAGACAAAGAGATTTAGAGGCCGAATACACCAAAAGACTTGAAGATTCTGGTCTTAATATGGATTTAGATAGAAGAGATAATTTAACAATTGAAATGCCTTCTGAAAGGGTTTTTAATGAAATGGGAAACGGTAGTGATTTAACTACAATACTTACAAAAGCATCTGAATGGTTTGGGTTAGATTGGAGTGAGGCTTATTGGGATAGTTATGATACAGATGGGGCTAATGAAGGCATTAATAGAGTGGTTGGTAATTATTTAGATGAAGTAATTGAAATTACCGAAGTTCAGGCTTAAAATTATGGGGGATAATTATCCCCCATTTTATTTTACAGATATTTATAATTGTGAAAAATACTATTCGTAAAATATTAAAAGAAGAATTTAAAAAGGTTTATATGACCGAAGAAACCTACCCTGTCTTAGCAACTGAAGACCAAGAGTGGGTTTTATTGAGAAAAAGTAGTGGGACTAAACCCACACCAATACCCACATTATTAAGGGTGTCTAATTTAGATGTTAACTCTTTATCACCATGTTATTTAATAAATGACTCTATGTTAAAAAATAATTGGTCTAATTTTAAAAAAGCTAGTAAGGTATTTTTAAAAGAAACAGTTAGTGGGCCGTCAAATACCGTTGACAATACTTTTACTTTAAAAGTTTTTAAATTTAGAGACGGAATGGTTTTAGACGAACCAATAAATACCGATGAATTTTTTCAATAAAAAAAATGAGGACTAAATCCTCACTTCTTCTTTTTTCTTATTGTTTTTATACTTTTCAACAATTTCTTTTTCAGACTCTTCACCAACGTTAGTATGAAGTTGATTTAAATTTTTAACATAGAAAACAAATTCATGTGTTAATAAACCATCATCAGAGTAATCACACTTTAAACTCATTTTTTCAAATTCAACATTCATATCGTAACCGTTAATTACGTGACCAACTGGATCTAAAAATTCTAATTTAATTTTTCTTAACTGAATAACATCATCAGGTACTATTGTGTAATCAACCGTGTTTAATAAGGAAAAATTTAATTTTGTATAAGTTTTTCCCTTCTCAACAAAGGTCTCTAAGTTTGTGGAACGAACCAACCACACTGGTACTTTACCTGCTTTTAATAACCATCTATTGGTTCTTAAAGGTTCTTGTAGTTTGAATTCTGAAATTTTTTCTGCCATATAACATTCTTTTTTTAATAAATATTTAGGTTGTAATTTTTATTGTTTAAACTTAAACTATGGATAATATTATAAAGTTCATTACTAGAGAAGTAAAGGCGAACACAATTTTTGTGATTAAACAAATTGATAAAAAAGTGGCTTATGACTTTGTTAAGACATACCATTATTTGGGTGACGCTAAATTCTTTGCTAAGTTTTCTTTTGGCTTATACTATAAGGAAACAAACGAATTAATGGGTGTAACTACCTTTAGTAATCCACAAGGTAATGTTGCCTTAAAAGGCTGGTTCGGATTACCCAATACCGACCAAACAGTATTAGAACTTAGTAGACTGTGTGTATTACCTGATTTAAACGGTACTAATGCAACTTCTTATCTATTGGGTAACAGTATAAGGTTATTGAAGAAAGAAGGTGTTAGGGCAGTTATAACCTTAGCGGACGATAGTCGTCACAACGGTAGTATCTATCAAGTTTGTAATTTCAGGTATTACGGTTTAACTGATAAAAAATCTGACTTCTTTCATTTGAATGAAAAAAATGAATGGAAGGTCAATCCAAGAGGTCCGACCAAAGATAAAGTAGGTGTTTGGATTAACAGAACACAAAAACACAGATACTCTTATATCATAGATGAAAACTTAAAATGTTTATACGAACAACAATCTTATCCTAAAAAAACCGACACCAAAGAATACGATTGTTGTGGTGGAACTAAAATTGTAAAAGATAAACGTTTTAATATTGATTATCCTTGCCCTAAGTGTACAGTTTCATTAGAAGTTGAGTAATATTTATATAATATGGTCATTGAAAGAAACATAAGGAAACATAATTTTTTAAGGGGTGGTCCTGAATGGATTATTATATACGGAACCAAAGGTGAGGGTTTTATTAACCCTGGATATGTTTGGGTACCTTATATAAGTGTTGACCCTGTGACAGATTTCCAACCTAGACAGGGTATTTTATCAAGATACGGAATTAATACCATAAATAACAGATACTATAGTACAATTACGTTATGATTAGTAAATCAGTACCTGGATTTTGTTTTGTCGACCCAACAAATAAAGAAACTATTAACATTAGATTTACTTCAGTTAATGTTGTTGGTGAAACTCGTAGAATTAGAGCTGTATGGACTCCTGAAATGGCACAAGACATAACTGCTTTTCATAATATAGATGCTGAGGCTGAATTAACTGCTTTACTGACTGAAAATATAAGAAACGAAATCGACCAACTAACACTCCGAGATTTACATGACAATCAAAGGTTTTACAACAACAATAGACAAGAAGAAATTTTTAACAGATGGAACCAAATCGGTGGTAATATTTTAAATCAAGGTTATAGAGCCCCACAAGATAATAATCAACCTGATTTTGGGAATATCATGTTGCCTATAGCTAGAAGAGTTGCCGCACAAACAATGGGTTTAGATTTAGTTACAGTACAACCATTGGAACCACCAACAGGGGGTCTTTTAGAGTTTTTAGATTACAATCAATACTTTACCGACAGTAATTATATTTCATTACCTAACGAAGAAGGTTGGTATACAAAAGGCATATTTGAATCTATATTGATTAAAATTGATATGTTACCATTTAAATTTATACCTAAACGTAAATCTCGTAGAAGAAGAGACCAAAACGGTTAGTTAGAATTTAACATATAATTAACTTGACATATATACACCCAAGATAATTATATGTATGAGTTTATCTAAAAAATTAACAATTGTTATACCCTGTAAAAATGAAGGTTTAACAATTAAAAAAACCTTAGAATTATTAAATCACCAAAGTGACATAGAAAATGTTAGTGTTATCGTCGCTGATATATCGGATGATAAGTTTACTAAAAAAATATTAGAAGAGGATAAATATTTTTTTAAACTTAAAGTTGTAAAAGGTGGTTTACCTTCTGTGGCCAGAAACAATGGTTTTAAATTCTGTAAAACACCTTATGTTTTATTTTTAGATGCCGACATATTTTTGTTAGACAACGAACTACTAATAAATTCTATAAAACATATAGAATCTAAAAATAAAGATTTAATTTCTTGTAAATTTAACACATCAAATGGTAGGTATAATTCCATATATAATTTATTTCATAAATTTCAAAAACTCACAAAGTGGGTCTCGCCATTTTGTTTAGGTGGTTTTATGTTAATCAAATCAGAAAAATTTAAAGAAATAGGTGGGTTTGATGAAAAGTTGACTATTGCTGAAGACTACCAATTAACACGTAAAATAAATTCAAGTAATTTTGATGTATTAGATAGTGTTGTCTTCACTACACCACGAAGATTTGATAATAAAGGTTTGTTCTATATGCTTAAAATTTTTATTGGGTCTTATATTAATAGAAATAATACTGATTATTTTAAACACGACAAAAACTATTGGTCATGAAATGGAAAACAATAATAATGAGTGATTTACATTTAGGTGCAAGACAATCACAGACAGAAAAAATATTAAAGTTTTTAAAAGAAAATAAATCAGAAAAAATAATATTAAATGGTGATATTGTTGATGGTTGGGCCTTAAAAAACAAAGGTAAGTGGAATGATGATTGTACAAAAATATTTAGAAAGTTTATGAAAAGGTCTGAAAAAGGTTGTGAGGTTATCTATATTAGAGGTAATCACGATGATTTTCTAAAACCTTTTATACCTTTTACAATGAACAACATTCAAATAGTTAGAAAGTATGTACACACCGGTATTGATGGTAGAACATATTACTGTTTTCATGGTGATGTTTTAGATTTTGTTATAATGGAGGTTAGATGGTTAGCTGTTTTGGGTGGTTGGTCCTACGATTTTGTTATAAGATTAAATACAATATATAATAAAATAAGAAAAACTTTTAATTTACCTTACCACTCCTTAGCAAACACAATTAAACAAAGTGTTAAAAGTGCCATTAATTTTGTTTCAGATTTTGAAAAAAATGCTAAAGATTTAACAAAACAAAAAGGTTATGATGTTGCTGTGTGTGGACATATACACCAACCAAAACTGGAGGCTGATTATATGAACTCTGGTGATTTTTGTGAAAATTCTACCTGTTTGGTTGAGGATTTTGAAGGTAATTGGAAAATTATTTTTGTTTAAATTTTTGTTACCGCCTCAGGATAAGGTTCACCAATAACTGTTTCGTTTTTACCTTCATAAGGTACTTGATTCAATACATATCTCATAGCATTTAAACCTGAAATACGTTTATCATTAGAATCAACAACAATCCAAGGTGCTTGAGAAGTTGAAGTTAATTTTAAAACTCTATTTTTATATTTGGTATATTGGTCCCACATCTCTTGAGCTTTAGCATCATTAGGACTATACTTCCAATAAGCTAAAGGAGAAGTTTGTCTCATCTTAAATCTTCTAGCTTGAGTTTCTTTAGTTACGGATAACCAAAATTTAATTAAAAAATTACCACTAGAAACTAATTCTTTTTCAAAACTATTAACTTGAGCCATAAAAGATTCATATTCTTCATAAGAAGAGTAACCCATAACAGGTTCTACAATACCACGATTATACCAACTTCTATCAAAGAAAATAATCTTTCCTGGTTCAATATCACTTCTATAACGACCAAACCAATCTTTTCTTTCTTCAGCTGTTGGGATTCCTTTTGTAACAACTTTGTAGAATCTTGGGTCTAAATGTTCAGTAAATTTTTTAATAGTTGAACCTTTACCTGCGGTGTCACGACCTTCAAAAACAATAATAACAGAACTACCTTGTTTTTTTAACCATTCTTGCATTTTAAGTAACTCAACTTGTAACGCATTTTTTTCTTTAATATATTGTTTTCTTGGTATTTCTGATTTTTCTTCCTCTTCAGGTTCGTAGTATTCTTCGGCTGGTAAATTCTTTTCGTAACTAGACCTTTTTTCTAAAGATTTAACGACTTTTTCAAGATACTTAATAACATTTTTAGTTCTTTCACCTTTACTTAAAAGAATATTACTAAAATTTCTTTTTAATAAATCAAAATTTAAATTATCACTTTTTTCAGACGTTAAGATTAATTCAAGTAAATTAATTATTTTTTGATATTCACTGTTAGTTAATATCATTTTACCTTGTGGGCTAGAAGCTAAATACTTTTTACCTTTTTTTGAAGTTACAAGACTATCTTCAGTAGGTATAACACTTTGTTTTTTTAATTCATCAAAAATATCATCAATATGTTGAACCTTTTGTTCAAGGGCCTCATTATTTTTTTTAAAAGATTTTTTAACCATATCTTTAAAAAAACCTTCACTGATAAGTTCTTTTTTAATTATTTGTTTTAAATATGACATTATTCTTCTGTAAAATCTTTTAATTTAGTGTCTTTAACAAATTTATTGTAAGCCTTTTTATATGATTCTTGTGATTCATCATTAATGTTATTACCATATTGCCAATTCCAATATAAATTATCGTTGGTTTTAAAACCGTAAAAATCGTGAACTTTTTTCTGTACTTCAGTTACATTTTCACCATTCCAATTTTGACCAACACAAATAAAACCTGACTCAATATTTTTAACAATATTGTCTTCACCTAAAGTTGCATGTCTGTTTTCAATCCAAGTCAAACGTTCAATTAAATTTTGATAATACATATTTGCTTGACCCCATCTAACCGAACTAAAAAATACAACAGCATCAGATTCAAATAATTCTTTTGAAATCTTCCACAACTCATCCGATTTATTATTGATACTTGCCCAACATCTATGAAACCCTGAAGGATTTTTATCTTTATTCTTTAACAAAGCCTTTTTAAGTCCACAACTATTACCATCTTTTCTAGAAACATTACCTTCACAGGCAAATATTTTTAATTCAGGAACATCTATTAAAACAGCCTTATCACCTAACTCTTCTTCCAAATAACTACCAATAATTGTTGATTTAGGTATATCAATATTTTCCTCATCCCAATTAAATCTATTAGAACAGGTTAGTAAAAGAACCTTATTTTTTTTCTTAAGTGTTTTTAGTGTATTTTTTAAGGCTTTATAAGCCTCAGATTGAACCATCTCCTCGGATAAAATTTCTTTACGAAACTTTAAAACCTCTTCTTTAATTTTTAATCTAATATCAGACATATTTTATAAATATTTTGATTTTATATAAGTTTCTTATTATCTTTAATAAAAATAAACAATATGAGTCCAGAGAAACAAATAGAAACATTTGAAAGAAAAGTAACTAACCTAATGACCCAAATTAAAAAGGGTGAAATAACAATGGCAGAATCAAAAATTGGTAAATATTTTAACCAACTTAAACCTTTGGATTTAGCGTCCTATGAGAACTTATTAAAAGAGTATAAAAAAATTATTGAAGAAGTAAAATCACGTGAAGCCATACAAGAGGATAAAGAGTCATAATTTAATAGATCCTTATGAAAGTTGTAAAACTTTCAAAGATTTAAAATTTTACCCTCACAAAAGTGGTTTGGGTGGTCAAGCTATCATGAAATTTGATAATGGTCACCGTATATCTGTTGTTGGTGGTAGGATTGGTCTTTATGGTGATGGGGTAAACACTTTTGAAATATGGAGAAGTTGTGATAGTGATGTTAAAGGTTATTTAACCCCTGAAGAAGTAACTGAAGAAATGATTGAACTTCAAAAACTTGATAGAAGTGTACCAAGAAATAACTATGGTTTTTAAAATTATAAAATGAAAGTTTCAAAGATTGCGGAAAACATTATAGGTTCCGAAATAATAAAATTAGCGGGTGAGGT